AGGTATAGCCATATCTTGCGAGGTTGTTTCTTCAAAACCAAGACCGCCTATATCCTCAAAGTCAGGCAAAGCGATCGCCGTTTCTTCTTTCTTACTTACTTGTGTTGCCATAATTACCTCCTAGTGATTTTGGCTTTCTGCCCCACGAATACACCTAACAGGTCATACGGCAAATTCTCACCTTTTTCTACCTGTTCCTTCACAAAAGACTTGAGTGTCATGGGTTCTACCCAAGTTTTTGTCTGAGTCTGCATACCTCGCTGTCCAAGCTCGGCAAGCAAATCTTTGGCAAGGTTATCCTCGCCACGACCAAAGGCCGCTGTGACATGGTTTTTTATTAATGACCCATGTCCTGCCTCAGTTAGCCAACGAAAGGCTTCATCAGCACGGTCTTTTGCAATGCTGGCATTATAAAAAGGAGTTACCTTTATCATACTACCATCATCCATACGGAGCTCTGTCAAACCATGCTCATCCATAGCCGCAGGGAGTAAATCCTCTGCTATTTTTCTATGTTCACGCTTGGCTTCTTTTAGCTCCAGCTCCAGATCGGCAATCCGTAATTCCAAAGCAATTTGTTGTTTGGATAGGTTACTTACAGTGCTGATACCAGATTGATTTATGCTGGTTAGGTCTCCAGCTACACTTTCAAAGTCCATTTAAGACTCCTTCCTATGATACAGATCTACTTCCAACGGATAGTAACGTTCCTCTAGCCTGTCCCATTTTAATGCTTTGAACCTGCCATTGTTGACACGTGCTGCCTCAGCACAGGCAATGCCTATGCAAAGAGGGTCACCAGATAACAGCAAATAATCCTCATCATTAAATTTTTGCAAACCACGAGCAATCCTACGAACTGTTGGTTGAGTGCTGAATGAAACCTGTTCTTTTGCCGGAACAAGTATCTGCAGATCGCCAAAGGCAACTGCATCTGTGATATCTCTACCACGCACTTCTTGTGTAATATAGACTGTCACGGCTTTCTACTCCGCTTACTTTCTACTCAGCAGTATTGCCAAGTTAGCTAACACTACACTTTTATATATAGGGGTAAAAGGTAAATTTAATCGTGGTGACAAAACAGATATTATAATATCTGATATCTGCTATATGTTCTAAAACAAATACTTACTTTGATCCCCTACGCGAAGATAATGCCAGATACAAAAACTTATGCAGTTTTTTGTTTCTGTGCTATTATAAAAAGTACCCATTAGAAAGCGGTGTCATGCGTTACAAATTTAAGTTTAAGCCCTACGAGCATCAGCTCGAGGCTTTGAAAAAATCATGGAAGCAAAAAGAATTTGCTTACTTCATGGATATGGGGACAGGTAAATCAAAAGTCCTTATAGATAACATGTGCATACTGTATGACCGTGGAGCCATTACAGGTGCGTTGATTATTGCGCCAAAAGGTGTTTATAGAAACTGGGAGCAAGGGGAGTTACCCACCCATATTCCAGAACATGTAATGTATGACACTGTGCTATGGAACCCAAGCCAAACAAAAACACAGATAGAAAAACAAAAAACATTATTCATAACAGACGATAATTTAAAAATATTCATTATGAATGTAGAAGCATTCAGCACTAAAAAAGGATGTGCTATGGCAGAGAGTTTTGTAAACTCTCATAAGTGCATGATAGCTGTAGATGAAAGCACAACTATAAAAAGTAAAGATGCAAAAAGAACTAAGAGTATTGTTAAAATCGGTAAAAACGCACAATACAGAAGAATACTAACAGGGTCACCAGTTACAAAAAGCCCTATGGATTTATACACTCAGTGTGAGTTTCTTGATCCTTGGTTATTGGGTCATAGCAGTTATTTTAGTTTTCAGTATGAGTATGCAGTTGTCCAGCGCAGAACTATGGGAGCGCACAGTTTTAACCAAGTGGTAGGATACCGGAACCTTGATAAATTAAATGGTGTGCTTGATAAATTTAGCTTTAGGGTAAAGAAAGAAGATTGTTTAGATTTACCAGATAAAGTGTACATCAAACGCAGTGTAGAACTAACTGATGAACAAAAATCGGTTTACAGCAGCTTGAAAACATTTGCCCTTGCTATGTTAGAAGAAGGTTCTGTAACTACAGATACAATACTAACCCAACTTTTACGATTACAACAAGTATGCTCAGGCCATGTAAAAATGGATGATGGCGTAATGAAAACATTTAACTCTGCTAAATTACCTGAGCTTATGTCTGTATTAGAAGAAACAGATGATAAGGTAATCATATGGGCTAATTTTACACATGATATAAAAACCATACGTAATGCTATAGCGGAAAAATATGGTGAAGAATCAGTAGCTACTTATTACGGTGAAACAGAGAGTGATGATCGGCAGGATATAGTAAACAGTTTCCAAGACCCTGACAGCCGCCTCACTTACTTTGTAGGGCAGCCACGTACAGGCGGTTATGGGCTGACCCTGACTCAAGCTAAAACAGTGATTTATTATAGTAATAATTTTGACCTTGAGATACGGTTACAAAGTGAGGATAGAGCGCACCGTATTGGGCAAACAAGTAAAGTCACATACATAGATATTGTAGCAGAGGATACAGTAGATGAACGTATTCTCAAAGCTCTGCGTAATAAGATCAATATTGCAAGTCAAGTATTAGCTGAAGATTTTAGAAATTGGATAATTTAATTTCTTGATTTTCTAATGGCTTCTAATGTCTCACGGACAGTAGGCGGTTTCTTTTTATTAGGCGCATATTTACACTCAATCTCTTTTGGGTAAAATTCGTTAATACCCATCCATACGCTATCAACAGTATTATTGGGGCCATGATAAATACAAATACGCTCACCATCTATAATGTCACAACCCTTTAATCTACATATTACATATTCTGGATTAGCTTTTGCTGAGTGCGCCTTGAGCAAAAGAACAAAAGATGTAAGGACAGCTATACCTGCGCCTAACATCACAACCCAAGCGACAATCTCGACAAACTTACGCCGTCGTTCTCTTTGAGCGTACAGAGTTTCTTGTCTACGTTTGCGGATCTGGCCTTCCATTTTGACTAACTCGTCCCACTTGGACTTACCCATAGTAAGACTGATCCACTGTTTTAGCTCATATCTTTGCTGTTCCGCTTTTTGCTTGTTTGCAAAAGCGATTACAGCTTCTTGCTCAACCGATTGCCCAGCGAACAGTTTTTTAAATATAGGTGGGTTCTTAGCTTCTTTCTCAGCTTGGTCTAGGTCCGAGAGCGCACCCATCCATCTGGATAAGTCTGAGGCCATAGACTCAATATCTCGTCCTATAGCAAACCCTTTTTTAAGAGCTCCAAACGCCGCAGAGGCTGTTGCCATAGCGGTGACGGGATCCATGTCACACCATTCTCATACGTTCAACCAACCGTTTAGCACGATTGGGGACTTGTCTATACCAGACTGAATCAACCATCTCATCTGCTGCTTGCTGCCAATCTCTAGCATCTACACCAGCTTTCATACCCTTGAATTTACTGAGTCTTGGTCTGCCCATATTGAACATCATATTTGCAATTATTAATTGCACTTCTTCTGGTAGGGTATCAAAGTCTGGGTACAATCTTTCACAGTCATCAAGTACAATCTCAACGTCTCTATTAAAGCACTCTGTGACTCTATCTGCTGCGATAGGTGTTCCGACTGGCTTGTTATGCTCTTCGTCAGATTCGACGACCAAGTGACCAATGCCAAAAGTAGGCAGACCCAGATGATCCAAGTATATTTCATACTTACACCCCTCATCTGCTTCAATTTCTAAACGTAATTGTTCTGTATTCATCTTACCAATCTCGCGATACCCTGCCCTAATCTACTGTTTTCAATAGCTTGACCTATTGAATCAAAAGGGAACAGATTACGGAATGTCCCTGTATTTTGTGTTTGTGGCTGAGCTAAAACATTTGCGACTCTTGTTTGCATAGCTTGGCTTTTTTGTAATTGATCATCTAAAGATGTTATGCCAGCATTGAGAGCACGTCGTGTTTTTGCAGCTGGAGGTAAAGTTGGAGGCGCACTTACAACAGGAGGGGGAGGTGACGCACTTACAGTAGGAGCAGATGTTCTAACAGGGGTTAAAGGATCTCCCAGTGCAGGAGCTTTACCAGTCCTTTGCACTTCTTCTTTTGGTGTTTCTACATCCTTACTGAAACTTTCACCCAACTGTCCTAAGATATTGGCAAAAATATTTGCCCTACGTTTATTCCAAAACCTCTGGATTCCAGGCTTCCCACCATACAATTTTTTCAACTGCGCCACAGATGGTGGATTTGCAAATACACTTGCCATAATATTATTTGTAAGGATAGTTCTATACCCATCTAGTTTTAGTTGAGCCAGACTTGCAACAGCAGAAGCAGCTTGTATTTGTCCACCAGCATCTATTTGGAAACCAGCTAAAAATGCTGAATAAAGTTGATTATCTTGCAAGTCTTTAACGTAAGGACTTGCTGTTTTATCATAAGTAGCAATATCACCATCTAATTTAGCTTTTTGGAAAAGAGGTCTAAATTTAGCATAATCACCTGAAAAATTAGTCAACTCAGTAAAGGCTTGAGCTAGAGGTGCTGGCTGAACAATGTTAAGACCCTGTTTATCAAAAGTAGAATTAGCATCTAATATTTTTTTGAATACAGCAGACCTCATATCATTGGCGACTTTACCATCTACCCCACCATTTTTATTAATGAATGAAATTATTTCAGCTTCCGTCATTTCATTAATAGATGTTAAAGCTCTTTCACCCACTGTCATTCTTCGGCGCATGGCAGCAGTCACACCATCAGATTGGAGCCATGCTCCTTCTTGAGTTATTTTTTGTAATGCTGCACGTTCACCTGCATCGGGAACCATTTTGGCAAATAAATCACCATCTGCTTCACTTATTTCTCTAATGCGAGCTGGTGCTTTTGTAGGGTTTTGATACAGCCATGTTATAAATCCATCCTGCACATCAGCTATTAATTGAGCTGCTGCGAGTTTACCCTCTGGCTTATTACCAGCGGCAGCTTTAGACATTTTAGTGAAAAAATCCCAATCTTTAGATGTAAAATCACCTGTCCAAAACTTTTCAGCAAGTTCATTAGGCATAACTTCTGATTTACGAGAAAACATACTAGCTATATTAGAAGCCTGATTAGTGTCTACTTTTAATTTAACTAGATCTTTTGCTTCATTATAATATTTGAGAAAATCTTTACCCCCACCAATAGGGTTTTCAAGTATCTCATCTATTTTTTCTACTAATAGTTTTGCTGATTTAGAATCAGGGCCATCCATCAACCCACTTGCTCTATCACGTAGAGCTTTCAGCTGAGTTAAAGCATCAAAACTAACTTTTTTACCATTATCTTTTATAGATATTTTAGAAACCGTAGGGTCAATAACTTTAAGAATATCATTGGTTATTGCAGCTAGATCACCGCCCAACGGACCTTCCATACGCTGCGTAGTTTCAGCAGTAAATTTACCTTTTGCATCTAAAGGTATACCACTTGGCGTTCTGCCACCGACAGGAACTTTTGTTGTTTGTGCGCCAAGCTGTATTGACCGTGCGATATCTTTTAATGGTGTAAGATCAAAAACAACATTATTTGCATCGGCGGTATTGAATGCTTTTCTATATGCTTCATCTATTAACTCATTATGAGAAATTCGTAAGTTTGCAGCAGACTTTTGTATATTTTGTTGTATAGACTCAAGAGTCATACCCTCGGGAACTTTGCCGCCAAATCTAGCGGATAGTAATGAGTAAACTTGCTCAGCTAAATCATCTTGTTGGAGTTTTGTATAAGTACTCAACTCTTCTGCCGTAAAACTATCAAAATTACTTGCAGCTCTTTCTTTCAACTTTTCATACAATCTACGCTGTTGGTTATTCATTAACCGTCCTGGAATACTAGATGTTCCAGCTGTCTGCGTAAATGCAGCTTGTAATAATTTATTTTCGGTAGCTAATTGTGCTGCTCCAAATAATGGTAAACCAAGACGTTCTGCGGCTTGCTGTGCGGCTAGGGCTTGCTCTCCAGCAGCCTCTTTAGCAAGTAAAGAGCCACCCTCATTCCCTGTAATAGCAGACCTAAATTTTCCAGCAGCAATAGGTAAAAATCTAGTTATTACACCATCAATTAGACCGATTGTAGCAGCATCCCCATAACTCAGATTATCCATAATTTCACTCATGGACATAGATGTTTCATCTACTAGAGCTTGGTCAATTAAGTTGCCTAATGTGGCTCCTGCTGCTGTTCCCAGTAAAGGACCAAACAGTGTTCCTATTAAACTTCCAGCAGTTGTAAAATTGAGAATATTGCCTGTAAAAGCACCAAGCTCATTAGTAATATCACTAAAACCAGTGGGGTCTACATTAAATACATCACCACCCTGTGCGATGCTATATACCTCTGAAAATTTACCGCCACCTGTAGGCACTCTTGAGTAAGTGCCTTCTGGATAATGTTTTTTGAAATATGCTTGGCGATCTTCAAAACTACCATTTAAACTCATAGGCCCGACAGTTTTACTACCTTGCCAATTATCACCAATAGCCTCACCGAGGACTTGATCCACACGCATAAGTTCGACTTCATAAAACTCATTTAATTTATCGAACATTTCTGTATCACGTAACTGTGTGATATCAAGTTCTGCAGGTTGGAAATCGTCAGTGGGTGTATCACCTAAACCAATTAATTGCAAATCATTTTGTATTTGCTGTTCGAGCATTGCTTCATCAAGCTCGGGGTTAGGGTCAAGATCTAAAAAGTCTGCGGCAGTAAAAGGTGTAAACCGCGCTCCTCCAGGAGTAAACTGAATATCGGATGTAGTATCTGTCGGCGCAGTAGGGGTCACACCAAAGTTTGTGGCTCCGGCTATAGTAGGTGCTGTTGCTGTTCCTGTTGCTGATCCGACTCCAAAATTTTTCATCAATCAACCACTCTGTTTAATGATATAAATCTATCGTAAACCGAACCAGCGGTTTGATTTCTAAAGGCAGGATTAGTGGCTTGTAAATCAGCAAATCCAGCGATGAATGTAGCCCTATCCGGAGCATTTTGAACAGCTCGATATACTGCAATTTGATCTGCCGGAATAAACCCACGATCACCTTCAGCATTACTTACTACTATACTACCTTCTGGGACTTCTCCCTCTTCCGTAATAGCACCAGTTATACTTTCACGTAATTCAGGAGTAATGACAGGGTTAGCCTCTCTAATTTCTCGTAACCCTTCATTAAATTTAGCATATTTTGCCTCAGCCCCGAGGTTTTGGTTTTCAGAGTCTTGTAAGAAATCACTAGCATATTCAGCCTCAGCTTGAGCTCTAGCAGTTGCAGCAGTAAATACTTGATTGAGAACATTTAAACCCTTTTGCGTAACCATAAGGCTCGGGCCAGCATCTTTAATCAACTCCACCTCGGATTGATTGAGGTTTCCAGGGAAACTTTCTGCCATCAACACAGCAAACCGTGCGCCGACAGAGCGTAACAATTCACCAGATGGTACATCATTACCTGTAGCTCCAAAGAACCGATTATATCGGTCTTCGCCCAAGGCAGTTCTCATAAATTCTCTACCGCCAACCGCATCAACCATTTTAGTAATGTTTAATCTAGTCTCGGCAAAAGCACCTGTATTAAAGTTTTGAGCAGCTAGAGTCGCCATCTCTGACATATTAGAAAGTTGTGCTGCGTTATCCGCACCTTTATTTATATCTTTAATTTGAGTGCCAAACAGATTAGCAAACTCTTTATCCAAAGCCTCATTAGGATTGTAGTTTTGTTTGACTGTGGTTTTAGCTGTAATATATCCCTCATATGCTGTGGCTAAATAAGCATTTTTAGCTGCTTGTTTATCAGCATCTGTTCCTGATGTATTATTGTAAATACTATCTGCTTTTGCTGCGAGAATACGTTCAAACTCACTATTCACTATAGGAGTAAGTTTCTTTGAAAGTATCTCAACAGTATTAAGATTATCAGCAAACTTTGGATCATTAGGCGACATACCTCTCAGTGCGGCACGAGCTTCATTAAGAGCTCTGATGTTTTTCACTGTTTCAGTAGGCGTTTCTGTAAAGCCAGTAACGTCTGGTGTTAAGGGGGTAACATTACCTTTGGAATCCATTTTAAAGAAGTTTTGACCACTGCCATAAACCTCAAAATCGAGTGGCATATTATCAATCGGTTTAAATTCTACATTGCCCGTTTGCTTGTTAGTAACAAGCGCACCCCCTGTCACATATTTTGCCTCAAATTTATTTTCACCTTTTGCTGTACCTAAATAAGTTACATCAGATGTATCATACGGATTAATCATAGCAACTCGGCCATCACCTAATGTTACCGTATCATATTTAGCCCCACTAACATCTGTATAACCGCCAGTATTAGGATTAAAGATAACATCTTTACCCTGTATTTGAGCTACCACTAATGGGTTTGCTTTTTTCGGTCCACTGAAAAACTGTTTAGACAAATCATAAGGATCATAGAACATAATCCTGCCATCAGCTAAAGTCTGTGTTTCAAACTTAGCACCTGTATCTATAGCTGTGTAAGTGCCATCGTTTTTATTAAATACAAAACCCTTACCATCTACAGTTTCAATACTAAAATCATCACCCTTTAAAAGCTCCGGAATAGATTTTGTGAGTATATCTGCTTTAGCTGTGGCTGTATCAGATTTACTCTTAGCTGCTGCTTCTGCTGCTTTCAATTTAATAGCTTGTTCTGTTTTACTCTTAGCTCTCGCCATTTCTAAAATAGGATCACTGACTGCTTTTATAGTTTCAGGCGCGAGTATT